TCCAGTCAACCAAGATTTCATACGACGATCTTCAGTTTGTGAAGCTCTGTATCGTACGTGTAAAAATGGACGACGAATGTTAGTTCCTAAAATTTGATCGTAAACTGTAGAAGTTCCAGCTGGTACTAAAACACCTTCGATTGAAGCTACACCTGCGTTTGCGCCACGAGTAGAAGCATCGTTTAAGTATTTCCAGTCAGTCTTATAAAAATCATAAGATCCTCTACGGAAACCACTAAACCCTAGGTTTAATGCCATTTCTTCAGAGTTTTCAAATAATCCAAAAGCAGTACCTCCTTGAGCACCTGCAGAAACTCCAGCTAGCATATCATCAATTTCTAAAGAAGTAGCACGGTTTAAGAATAACATGTTTTCTTCAATAGCTCCTTGAGTATCTAAGTTAGCTAGAATAGCGTCAAAGTCATCTAAATTAGCC